CGAAGCGATCAATCCGATTGGCAGATCCGTGTTATCCCCTATTGCTGCCGCAGGAGAAATGTGGCGTACCAAATCTGTCATGAAACCGTTAAAGGATACTTATATGAGAGTAGCTAAACGGAAGCCAACAGGTGAAATTATGAAAGATGCTGCCGGCAACGTCATTTTCGAAGAAGGTATTAATATCGGCAATCTTGCCGGCACATACGTAGCGGGCAGCGCTACCTTAGGCGTATTGGGCGGTCTGACCCATGATACCGCAGGTAATATTGATATTGCCGGAATTCCGATGATTTAATTATGGGTATTACAAATATAGGAAAAGCTGCGGCAGGTAAAGTCGCAGATGGACTGGAAAAAGTCGGCAGTGCCGCATTTACGGCAGCAGGATTAGCTACGGAGTTCGCGGTCGGAACCGGCGAATTTATTTCGAGAGGATTAGAATACAATCCGAAATTTACGGACTCCATATTTCGGATAAAATTTACGAAACCGGCCCGTCACTTAATGTATGCCGGCGGTTTTGCTGTAGGCTTAAAAGAAGCTTACGAAGATTATCGGGAACGGCAGATGGGTGTGCCAAGCGGCGAAGTGGTCGGTCCTACCCCGAGAATTTCTTATACCCGGTTCGGGGAAGAAATGGGCGCGACCGGCGATCTTGTCTTCGCGATGAACCGTAACAGGAGGGGATAACGTATGGCATTTGCACCAATCGTAGGAAAAGCGTTCTCTCTGCTTCCTCATATCCTTGTTGGACATTATGCGATAAGTCAATATAGCGATTACCGTCAGGAAGGACGCGGCATGTTAAGTTCTGCCGGCAGCGCAGTCTTTGATGCGGCATTGCCGGAACTGATGGGGTTTGGTCCATATCTGGCATACGAAGGAATATCGCATGCGCCCAGTATGGTAATAGGTGGAGCTCAGTTCGTGGCTCGACAGAGCCGGGAATTGGAGCGTGCGACACGTGATCAGAGTCCGTTCCGGAATAATACGTTCGTTGATTCTCAGCAGATATATACAATGCGCCAGGCCGGTTTAGCTTTGGCAGAACAATCAAAATACGCGCTTCAGCACTCCTTGATGGGCGATGAAGCCAGGTTTATGCATAGGTAATCATGAAAATTCAACCATTAGCAAAAGCCTTAAAAGGTGGAACAAAGGCTTCAAGAAAAGCTGTAGGAACACTAAAAAGAGCTCTCGATGATGTTAATGCTGTAAGAACATTACAATCGGAAGAAACAGCTCTTAAAGCATTAGGAGAAGTTAGAGCAGACAAAAGTGTCTATCGTTATGCAGACGTATTTAGTAAAGATGCAGCTTTGGGAGAAGAAGGCGTCGGGACAGTTGCAAATATAAATTTCTTAAAAGGTATAAGTGCAGAAGAACGGGCTGCAGTTGAACGAGCGTTTCCTTCAGAAGAAGGAGCACGAGTTGTAGCGGCTGAAGCGCAAGGAAAGAATTTATACTATGAAGGACTTTTAGAGAAAGACAAAGGCCTGCGAAATTTAAAAACAGGCGAATTATATTCTGCTGAAATTGAAGCCAAAGAAGCGGCAGAACAGGCAGCACAAGGAGCCCCGACACCAGCACCTTCTCCTCAGCCACAACCAGCTCCGGCACCTCAGCCTGCACCCGGTCCACAACCAGCACCTGCTCCTGGCCCTGCACCTACTCCTCAACCGGCTCCAGGGCCTACACCTAGTCCTCAGCCTGCTCCTGGGCCAAGCAGCCAAACAGGAGCTCCGGTAAACAATGGAACAACATCCTCAACGCAAAATGCTAACACTCCACATTTAAATCTAACACAAGCACAACAAAATTATTATAATCCAGAATGGGATGTAACAGAAGCAGGATTGGTGAGTCAAGGAAAAATGACTCCTGCTGAAGTTGCAAAAGAAAGGTCTGCTCGACGCAAAGCAGCATTTCAAAAAGAATCTGATCCGTTAAAAAGGAAACTACGGGCAGAAGTAAATGAATATAACTATGATGAAAAACGATTTGACGAATTATTTAATAATGATAAAACTGAAACTCCTTTTGCCAGAGGCGTTAAAATTGCATTAGGTGCGGCCGTCGGCGGAGGCTTGCTCGTCAAGGCCTTATCCGACAATCGCGGCAGCCAGAACAATGCCCAGTTATACGGCCAGCAGCCGTTATATTAATAACGAGGTAACGAATCATGGTTCATTCCAAGAAACGCAAAGGCGGATGCAAAGGCCGCTGAAAAGAAAAACCGGGCCGGTTGAAAGCCGGCGCCGGTTCTTCTTTTTTATTCGATTTCATCCTCTTCAGGCGTAGCCAAAAACGGAGATTCTGTCATGATGTTCAGGATTTCTTTCAGACAGATCCGGTTCTTATACTGCTTCTCATTACAGGAATATGTGTAATAGGAAATATCCGCCGGTCCGTAAGGACGGGAATCCGTTATGATATCTCCTTCTTCCAGACTGATTGCGTCAAGAATTTCCCGTTCCGATTCCGTATCGTATAATAACGCGTGCGGATCATGTTCCTCAACCAGCGTTCTCGAAAAATAATGTTCTTTTGTCGGTTTAAGTATCTTACGGAACACATAATTCAGAAACATGATCGTTTCGTCTGCTGAAATCGTGTCATTTTTTAACTTTGAAAATAATGTATCAGGATCTGTTTCCTTCGTAATCAGATTGGCCACATGGGCAAACATATCACCCTGAAGTTCCATGCTGTTTAATTTATGAAGCACATCTTTGTCCGGGTATTTTCTCGTTTCCGGACCCGTATCCAACAGATAAAATAATTCTTCCATAATTTACCGCACCTCCTTACTGAAATCAGTATAACAGAATCCCGTAAAATATACAAGTCAGACAGAAAACGGGATAATGTTGGGACTGCGGCGTAATTAACATACCGAACAGCCATAATATATAAAAGATTAGTCCAACCGTTGGACTAATTCAGGGGCTGTTCCTATTATTCCAAAGGAGTTATCCTATGTATCTGAAATTTTCCAAGACCTTAAAAGATTCGGTCCTGACCGTAAATCTGTCCCTGACCGGGAATACGACCGAAGAAACCCGCGCGATTCGGCAGCTGGGTGCACCGATGGTCACGCTTCTGAAAGATTATCCGACGTCCGGTACCGCCGTCGATATCAACAAGTCCGTTGTTGCTTTTACTGATACCGAAGTATTCCAGGGAACGCCGGATACTCTTCAGGATGTTATTGCCGAAGGGCAGGAATTTATTCTCGATATCAAGGAAAAAGTAACGGAAGCCATGATCGACCTGCTGACCCGCTATGCAGAGATCCAGGCCGAGATTTCCAAGACGTCCGGTTCCATTAAAATCGAGACCGGTTCCGTTTATTCGTCCGGTGCTATCGAAATCGAGGATTAATAAGTAGCCGTTATGTCTGAACAGATCTCGAAGATTGAACTCGAGATGATCCAGAAAATCCATCGTAATCCCGTTCTCTGGGCCAAGGCCTACCTTATTACATATGACGCGGTCCAGAAGAAATATACGCCCTGGACAGCCAGATGGTACCAGGCCGAAATGCTTCAGGACAGAGGCCGCCGTAAGGTATACCGCTGCGGCCGGCGTACCGGCAAGACGGAAACGATGGTCGTCGAATCCCTGTATAACACAAATGTTAATCCTGAATTCGTCGCAATGTTCGTAGCGCCTTATGAAAATCAGATCCGCCTGATCTTTGACCGTCTTCGTGCTTTAATCGAAGCTTCTCCTATGATTAAGGAAGGCGTAACACGGTCCACAAAGAATCCGTACGCAATCGAATTCGATAACGGATCCAAGATCGTCGGCTTTACGACGGGTGCTTCATCCGGTTCGGGCGGCGCGAGCCTTCGCGGTCAGCGTGCCGATATGATTATCTGCGATGAGATGGACTATATGGGCGACTCCGATTTCGAAAATATTTCGATGCTCGCAGCTGAACGGGCGGACATCTCGATCATCTGCTCTTCTACGCCAACCGGTAAACGCGGTTGGTTCTGGAAGATCTGCCAGAAGGAATCGGGCTATTCCGAGCATTACCATCCGAGTACCCATAACCCGAACTGGAGCGAGGAAATGGAGGCCGAGTTTCGGTCCGAACTGACTGAACTGGGCTATATTCACGAAGTTCTTGCCGATTTCGGCCCGCAGGATACGGGCGTATTCAATAAGGACTGTCTCGACAAGGCACGGGACATTGACAATTTTACCTATGTGCCGTTAACCCAGATTCAGGAATTTGCCCGGCAGCGGGAAGGACGGGATACGCCGCGAAATATCGCGCCCGTCGGCAACCGTGTGCCGAGAAACATATTCCGGACAATGGCGGTCGACTGGGATAAATACGGAGCGTCCAGTTCGATCCTGATCCTGGATTTCGATATGGAATATCAGCGGTTCCGCATCATGAACCGGATCGAAATTCCGAAATCCGAATATACCTATGATAATGCGATCAACATGATCGTCCACCTGAATGCGATTTATGAACCTTCATGGATCTACGTAGACCGTGGAGCAGGTAAACAAAAATCTAAGTATCGTATGTAATATGACAGGCCCACAAGTAATACTTCCATAAAAAAGTATGGAGGTATTATATAGTGACCAGTCCTGAATGGTTAAACCAAGCAATCGATCTTTATACAAATCAACATATGACATTTGTCGAGATAGGGCAGCAGTTACATGTTGGTAGAAAAACAGTTAGTAAATATCTTAATCAAGCCGGATTCCAATCAAATCCTAAATATATAAGGCATATTAATCCGGAAAAACTTCGAAAATATGATTATTCTATTGCAGATTCTGTCTTCGATAAAATTGATACCGAAGAAAAAGCTTATTGGCTTGGATTCTTATATGCCGATGGCTATATAGCAGAATTGAATAACTCAATAGAATTATCGTTAGAAGAATCAGATTTAAATCATCTTATCGCATATCGAAATTTTTTAGGATTAGAAAATAAGCCTTTTAATTATAAAAGAAGAAAATTGAATAACAAAGAGTTTTACTCTTATCGTTTCTCATTTAATTCTATAAAGACAAAACAGGCTTTAATACGATTAGGATGCGGCCCACAAAAGACATTTACATTAACGTTTCCAGATAAAGATCAAGTTCCAGATTCGTTAATTCATCATTTTATTAGAGGATATATTGACGGAGATGGATGTATTTACATAAGCCAAAATAAAATATCCGTTGAAGTATTGGGAACCGAAACGTTCTTAACAGGATATAAACAATGGGTAAACTTAGGAAATAGTAAGATTTACAATTTTAACCATTCTGACATTAAACGTGTAGTAAACAGTAATCGTCAAGCCTTAAACATACTGGAACGTATTTATGATCAGGCGACGATTTATTTAGAACGTAAACACAGAAAATACTTAGATTATCTTGCCGTCAGACAGAAAGACTGCAATAAATCTGTCTGAGTATGAGTGGGCAAAATCGGTGGAAGCTAAGTGCCAATGCATATGCTAATACCGAGGTAACTGCAAAGCAGTACCGTAACGCGTAGCAAGTGAAATAATCTTGCCAAGAGTGTCCGCTACCGTGCAGTCCGGCTTTGCCGGGTAAAAATGTACGCTAGACTGGGTTGGAATTGACCAACCGATGAAAATGAGGGAAACCTCCAGAGCCGCAGATAAAAAGCTGCGGGTTAATAACAATTCGGAATACCAAATTGAACGTCTGCATTTAATAGGTGAAAAGGATCCGGCTACGGGACTCAAAGTAAAGGTCAAAGGCTTCTCGTTCTCGAATAAATTGCCGATTCCTGATCCCATTACGAAGACGGTAACGATGGAACCGATGAAACCGTTCATGGTGAACCAGCTTGCCATCGCATTCGAACGGGGCCGGATCATGCTGTCTCCGTACGACGATACCCTGTATAAACAGCTCGTCGATTATTCTGTCGTCCGGATCGGTGCCAACGGGCAGCCGGTCTTCACGGACGAAAACGAGCATTTTGTCGACTGTCTCGGTCTGGCATATCTTGCGTTTGTTCTCGAATTCCCGGATGTTACGAAGACGGTAAAACGGCTTGAGTTCACATCAAAGATTATACTTTCCAACAAAGAAATCGGTGCCGATAAGACAGTCGGTCTGTCTTTTATGAATAACGGAGTAAAAAATCCGTGGCTCGACAAAGTCGACACGTCCGAGATACGCGGGGAACGTGCTTCCTATTTTAAAGTGCCGTTAGGCAAACCGCTCGCAAAAAATAATTCGTTTTCCTGGGGTAACCGTTTTTCAAAAGGTAATAACGTCGGAGGAAATAATCGGAGGATGTTCTGACTATGGATGAAGAGGATTTAACACTACTATATCGTCCGGACATTAATATCGAGCGCGATTACCGTTCCGATGGTATTATCCTGCATGAACCGAAAACGAACGAGCCGGAAACAGAACCGCCGATACCCCAAACACCGATTGAAGAAGTTATCGAGCAGGCAAGAGAAACGACGGAACTCTTATACCGGATCCGGAACATCACAAGCCTGCTACCGCAGGAAATGCAGGAAACGACGGAAGATCTTCTTGACGTCGTCATATTGAATAACATTAACAATACCTATGCACTTGAAGAAATCGCAGCAACGGAAGAAGAAGACAAATACGAAGTCTACCCGGAACTCCATGAGTACGAAACAGAGACTCAGTCCTACACATTTGACGACGAAGACTGGCCCGAGATGACCTCGTCCGGGTTCACGTTCATCATCGAAAACAATAAGGATAACTGGGATTTGGCACAGGAACAGTATCTGTTTGATTCAACCGCAATAACGAAGATATTTGCCGACGACTATAACGATAAAATGCAGAACTACGTCTATCAGCTCATGACGGCGATGGACGAAGTCGGCCTTTCTGATCCGATTGCCTTAAACCAGGCTTATGAAGGGGAAACCGTAGACGGAATCCCCAGCAACTACCAGAACCTGAGTGACCGGATCGTACGGGAACAGGACAACGTGGCGGAATACGCGGATCTTTTTAAGAAGACCCACGATATGAATACGACGAACGAAGTATTCGCCGCTTATGATATCGCGGCCCAGTCCCGTGTCCGCTACTTAAAAGAACAATATAAAAATGAAGCGGCCGACAGTTATCTTGACGTATATGACCGGGAATATTTAGCCAAGTCCCGGGACGAATACGAGCATCGGTATCAAAATTCCCGTAACGACCTGTACCGGTTCCTGCATTCCGCCGTCGAGATTTCCGGCATCCTGCTGCTGGCACAGCTTATGGTCGCCGTATGCAAATGCTCGCTTCTAAAGAAGAAGGTCAACGTCTTTAAGAAGAAAGAACCCAAGACCTCTGCCGTTAACAATTCGACGACCGCAAAAGGCGCGATTGCGAAGTCTGAAGACGATAAGAAGAAAACAGAAGAGGTCAAGAAGGAAGACGAGAAGAAGAAGGCGGAGAATTCCGAAGCCAAAAAGGCAACCGATAAAAAAGATCCGGATAACCAGAAAAAGAAACTGGAAGACAAGAAGAACAAGAATCCACTGCTTGGCAGGAAGAAGCGGGTCGTCGATAAATCGAAACCGAATTTCCGCGATTATATTGCCGGCGGTAAATTCAAACCGCAGAAACAGGGTAAGACGAAGACCGTGAACCGGGACGGCGAAAACGTAAAGATTACGCAGTCGCTTAAGCAGGCTAAACGGCGGGCTATCATAAAAGGACTCACAAAAAATGAACCTAACACTTAGAAACTTAAGGCAGCGCATCGCTAATGCGATTGCTCCGGTACCGGTCAAGGAAGCGGGCGCAACACAGATTACGAATACGAACCTGAAACAGTTCCAGATCAAACATCTGGGATACAAGCCGGATTCCGACGATTACGTAGCGGCTGAATCCGATCTGGCCGAAGTCCGTTCCGCAATCGAGACAGACAGTTATATTAAAGTTGCTTTGGATAAAACATTCCAGCTCGTATTTAAAGCCGGTTACAAGATTTCGTCCAAAAACGAAAAAGCTGTCGAATATCTGAAGCAGCGTCTTGCCGTTATGGCTTTCGGTACCGGCGTTCCCTGGGACGTTATGCTCGAAGAATTGGCCCGCGACCTTGTATTTTATTCAAACGCGTTTTGGATCAAATCCCGGATCGACAAAGTTATGGGCGGACTCCAGGCTAAGCCCGTCCTCGGAAAGAAACCGGTCGGCGGATATTTCCGTACCGATCCGACGACGATCGAGATCAAACGGGACAATTCCGGCACCATTAAAAGTTACAAACAGCAGGAAGGTTCGGAAGAAAAAGAATACAAGGCGGAAGACGTCGTCCATTTCTATGTGGACCGGGAAGCCAACAACAATTTCGGCACTCCGCGCGTATTGGCCGCACTGGAAGACGTCCGTATCCTTCGTAAGATCGAAGGCAATACATTGTCGCTGATCTATCGTTTCACGATTCCGTTATACCAAATGATTATCGGTTTGCCGCAGGAAAATATGATGGCAACCGATAAAGAAATATCCGACGCGCAGGACCAGCTGAATAAGATGCCGCTGGACGGCATCATCATTACGAACGAACGGACTGCCTTTAAGGCAATCGGTGCCGAAGGCAAGGCAATTGAAGTTGCCCCGTATCTTCAGTATTATGAGCGCCGTGTCTTTACCGCACTGAATATGTCCGAAGCCATGATGGGCCGCGGCGGAAGCAAGCAGGACGCGGATTCCATGGAAGGAATGCAGCACGATACGGTCAAGTATTTCCAGAAGATGATCAGCATCTTCATTGAAAACTGCGTCTTTAACGAACTGTTGCTGGAAGGCGGGTTCAACCCGATCTTCACGCCGGACGACTGGGTCTCCTTTGAATTCAACGAAATCAACCTCGATACAAAGGTCAAGATGGAAAACCATGAAATTCTGAAGTATCAGTCCAATGCAGTAACCTTCGAAGAAGTCCGCCGTGCATTGGGCCGCGAGACAGAAGGCGTCGACGAAGGACGGCTTTACAACAATATGATCACGACGCAGAGTGCGTTGGAACTGATCGATGCCAAGGCCAAGGCGGAAACGTCCGGAGCCAGCGGCAATGTCAAGAACGGGAAATCGCCGTCATCTAAACCGTCGGGCGAAGCAAACAGCATCGCACGGCCTACGAATCAGAGCGGAACGACAAGCGCCAAAATAGGGGAGTCGGAAATTCCGGTTCAGGAAGACGAAAACGAAACGATTGCCCGTATCCAGAAAAAAGAATCGCATGAGAACGAATACCGCGAACTTTTCCCGCAAATGTATAAAAAATACGGGCTCATGCGTAATGAATGTAACGAAAGAGGTAATGTTTCCAAAGGACGCGTGGCCAAATACACAGCGGAATTGCAAAATGCTCTTAAAATATATCTTCTCGATTCCGCCAGGCAGGGCTACGCACAAGTACAATTATCGGATCACCAGGTAGTGCTCCGCGATGTTGACATAGATTGCAGCGACGTGATCCACGCAGCCGACAGAACGGTCGAACGGTTCGTTAAGGACCTGGCCGAGAAAGCCGGTCGTGAGGGTGCGGACGTTGCAAGCGTTTTTGACTATATGGAATATCGTCTGCGTTTTGCCTGTGTCTACTATGCACAGAAGGCCTTTAACTATGGGGTGGTCAAAGGCTACGCAGTACAGGGCGTAAAAACACTCCACCTCGATCTGACTGATACTCATAAGGATCGCAAGCCTACTGTCCATACCGATAATTTTGACATAGATTCCATTCCTCCTTTCTCATCGTACTGCAGCTGCAGTATCAAAAAACCAAAACAGAGGAGCAAAGCATGAGTCTCTTATTCAAGGAATATGGGCAGTTCGTACCGGTTAACGATACGGACGTGCCGATACATCTGCAAGAAGCGGAATTCAATGACCTGAGCGAACCTGTTGCGGGAACACTGATGGTAGAACTCGAAGGAATACATTCGTATCCGTTTAGCACCCGTAATTTCACGCGGTATATGCCGGAAGCACTGAAAGACAGTGTACCCCGCTGGACTACGCCGTATCTGAAGCCACTGATCAAGCATCATAACGATCAGGATGGAAAGATCATTGGCCGTGTCTATGCGGCGGAATATTCCGAAGTAACGGGTGTTAAAGATGCTGGTGGTCTGATTTTTACGATTGCGGTCCCCGACCAGGAAGCGGCACGCGATGTCCAAAGCCGTTTGTTAGAGACAGTATCGATTGGTGTTTCCGCCAACGACGTTCGCTGTAGTGTATGCGGTGCCCAAATTACCGATGCCAAGGAAGGATGTCCGGAAGGGCATATCCGCGGCACGAAGTATGAAGGGCAATACTGTTTCTGGGACATCTACGCAATAGACCCAAAAGAAATTAGTTACGTCATTGTGCCGTCCGACCCGTACGCCAAGAATCTCCGTACTTATGTAGTAGGAGAGCAGGACATCTCCTTGGCGGCGGCAGACGACGGCAGTCAGGGACTTACCCTGCAAGAAAATACCGGAGGCATAGACCCGACCGAAATGGATTTAAAGAAACAATTAGAAGAAGCCACTGCGAAAATCGCGGAGCTGGAAAAGGCGCTGGCAGAATCCAAAGCAGCCAATAAAGCTGTTGAAGAAGCCGAGGCGCTGAAAGCTGAAAACGAAACGTTAAAAGCAGAAGCAGAAGCGATGAAAGCAGAGCTTGATAAACTGAAAGAAGCCGCCGAGGCGGACAAGAAAGCGGTGGAATCCGCTGAATCTGCCACTACGGCTGCAAAAGAGGAAACCGAAGTACTGCGCCAGGAAAAAGAAGCGGCAGAAGCTGCCGGTATCAAGACGCAGGAAGCGTTCCGTGAATTCGTTGCCAAGGTTCTGAACGATTACCGTAAGATCATTGGCAAGACCGAATTGAAAGAAGAAGAGCTGAAGGACCGTTCTATGGATTCTCTGAAGGATTCCATCGGCGATCTCCGGGAAGAGATCGTGGCCCTGAAGACCATCGACATGAAGGAAGGCCAGGTGCCGAACCCGACCCTGCCTCCGCCGGATGGGAAACCCGGGAAGACCGACCACGAATATCGTAACGTAGACCTTTCCGAAGGCCTGCAGAAGCTCTTCAGCAAGATCGTTTAATTTTTTACTAAGGAGAATACTTTAGAAAAATGGCAATTCATCCGCATGATTCCTTCTATACGAAGGATATCCTCCAGCCCGGTGCCCATGGTGAGCAGTTCGTAGCCAATCTGCCCGGGTATCGCTCCGACGAAGTTCGCATTAACCGTACGAACAATCGTCTGAGCATGACCGACCATGACGTACCGAGTATTAAATATGATTTTGATGACCGTATGCCCGTTCTGTTCCGGTATGGGTTTGCGTACGGGTTCAACCAGATTGTGGTGCCGAAAGGCCGTATCGTTGCCGTGGATCCGAACATGTCTACCGTTGATTTCGAAACCAAGGTTCCGCACAATGTACTGACCCTGGCCAACGGCGGCGTACCCGTTCGTCTGCGTGAGACCACCGATACCTATAAGGCTGTTGAAAATACTGCTCTTGACAGCGGTAAATCCCTTGACCTTGTTTCCAATGAAGGTTCCGGACAGATGGTAGCCAATGTCGGTAAAGACTGGGCACCGCTGATCGGCATGGAAGATTCTTATACTGACAAAGTATATCGTCCGTTTGCCAAGACCACTGTGGAAAACGAAGGCGAAGCCAATGAATCCACCACTGTTTCCTTTAATTCTGCTGCACAGCAGCTGGACGATGCAGGTTATACCGTTAACGTGGAAACCGGCCGTGTCGTAGAAAAGAGCGGCGGCGCCGAAGTAAATACCGTTCGTGTCGGCAATATTCCGATCGGTATGATCGAGCGCAACGAATATACCCGTGATATCGATGCTTACAACGGCATTATGCCTGGCCCGGTACGTACCGATGCTCTGGTTGAAATGCCCTGGTTTGCATATAAAGACAAGGCAGAAAACAACCTGTGGGGTTCCGTATATGGCCTGCTGCTGCCCGGCGACCTGGTAAAATCCGACGAAAACGGCCGTATCACGAAGAGTCCGCTGAGCGATCCTTCTATCGTAGCCGAAATGTCTGTCGGCGAATATGAAGCAGAACGCCGTCAGGTAGTCGGCGAAGTATATGCTACTTCCAAAGCACTGCTGCCGGAAGGCTCCGCCAAGTGGGCTACCTGGGCACTGGCTGACCGCCTGAATTATGAAGAATTTAATCCGACCGTATACAGAGAAACCAACCGTCGCAACGAGGATGCGATCAACAACAGCCCGCATAACAGCACCGGCGAATATCCCGGCTATCCGTTCGACAAAGCGTTTAACAACAGCAATCTGCATATGCTGGGCGCTAACCTGCGCAACGGCAACTATGATCCGCGCATGGACGCCGAATGGCAGTACAGCGAACTGGGTATCCCCGGCCTGACCGACGGCTACAACGCCGTAGTACAGGAAATGCCGGAAATGAAAGCAGGCGAAATCCATAAACACGACACCGACGTGGATTATATCGACGAATATTTCCGTCTGAACCATGTAAACGTGATTCCGGAAACGCTCCAGATCAAACTTGTCGGCGCCGACGGTTCGGATATCGGATCCTGGACCAACTGCGTGGAAGGCGCTACCCTGATGACTGGCGCCCTGAAGGTAAAATACGTCAACGCATTACAGGGCATCGTAATCATCGAAGTCGTAAAAGGTGCCAACGGCGCTTACGCATTCGATAGCACGGCTGCCACCTCTCTGCCGGTATCTGTTAAGTTTAAATATTCCAAGCGCGGCCTGGCCGGCGTACCGACCTGGATGGACTGGGACGGCTGCGTAGGCTCCGTGCACGTATTGCTGACAAAATAATTAAGCGGCCGCGGGCACGATGCTCCTTCCTCCTGGCTAACTGCCCGCACCCTTAATATATATTTTTACGAGGAGACATTTTATCTAATGAAAATTCAAGAACTGCTCACTGAGAACAATACGCTGCGCGAAGCTGCAAAGGCACAGTGGGCTGATTATAAAGCTGGAAAGATCAAAGAAGCGCCCGAAGTACAAGTCGAGTCCTTCGATATGATCGAAAAGATGTGCCTGAACTCCCTGGGCGATTTCAGCAAGGGCCGCGTGACCGTACAGGAAACCCTGCATTCCACCGATACCGTAAAGCTGATCCCCAAAGTGATCGAAGGCAAACTGCGTGAAGCGGCCGAACCGGTTTATCTGGCTACCCGTTTCATGAAGACTGTAACCGTACCGTCCGGAAATTCCGCCGTATACGTGATCCCCATCGTGGGCGAACTCGTAGCGCATGAAATTTCTGAAGGCGGACGTTACCCGGAAGAGTCCGTTGACTACAGCACCCTGGAAAATGGAACCTTCGAAGTCCGTGTTAAGAAAGTCGGTCTGAAGGTATCCATTACTGAGGAAGCTGTAACTGACGGCGCCTGGGACATCATGGGCATTAACATCTCCAAGATGGGACGTGCCATGGCCCGCTATAAAGAAGAACTGTGCTTCAACGCATTCTCCGATCACGGTCATCCCGTATTCGACAATGCGCTGCGCACCCAGAAACCGGAAGCCGGCACCAGCGGCCGCGCTGCCGACGGTTCCTATAACGACACGCTGGCTGTAGAAGATTTCCTGGACCTCGTACTGGCACTGATGGGTCAGAACCGTGTTCCGACCGACGTAATCATGCATCCGCTGACCTGGGTTGTATTTGCACGCAACTCCATGATTGGCAACGGCATGACCTTCGGCGCCATGGGCGGATCCCAGATGCATCCGTGGGGTGCAACCCAGGGAACCCCGGGCTTTGCCGGCTTATCCGCTGACCAGGGCCCGCAGAAGCTGATCATGACGCCGGAACAGACCCAGAACCGTCTGCCGATGCCGATTCGCATCAACTTCAGCCCGTTCGTCAAATTCGATAAGATTAATAAGAAATTTGATATGTACGTTATCGACGCCAACGAAGTGGGCGTCATCGCCCAGCGTGAAGCGCTGACCAACGACAACTGGACCGATCCGGAACGCGACATTCGCTTGCTGAAATGCAAGGAACGCTATGGCATCGGTATCCAGGACAATGGCCGCGGCATCGTCGTAGCACGCAACCTGGCCGTAGCTCCGACCTACCCGATTCCTCCGACTGTACGTGTACAGAGCGAAGTTTCCGGTACGATCGAAAATACTGGCAACTAATTAACCGTTATTTCGATACGGCGGCGTTAACTCTGCCGCCGTATTTTTGCATATGAGGTATCTATGTTAGACAAAGTAATCGCAGAGATCCGTCTGGCGCCCGGTGAAGTAGGGTACTATGACGATTATTCCCGTATTTATCTGAATTCCGCACGGCCCGTAGCCAAGATCTACGCAGGTATGAATACGACCCAGATCCGTAAAAGCATTCGTTCCGGCCGTCTGCAGCTGATTTCCGGTACTCTGGATGTAGCTGCTGCTAAACCGAAACAGACCGTTGAACAGAAGCCGGTTAAAAAAGAAGTACAGGTCCCGAAACCGGAACCCGTTCCGGAATCTGTAGAAGTGCCTGCGGCAGAACCTGAACCGGTAGCAGAACCGGTTGCAGAGCCGGTAGAAGAACCGGTTGCCGAAGCTGCTCCGGCAGAACCGGCTGAAGAAGCTCCTGCCAAACCGAGACGCCGTCGTAAAAAAGCGGAATAACGAAACCGGGAAAGAGGTAAACCATGTTCAAAGAATTTAACCTTCTTTCCGTCCGGTCAGACGCGGCCGAGAAATGGATCGATCTGACCTTTAATTTCGATGTCCAGCCCGAGTCGGTCACCGGCAGTTCCCTGATCGTAACGCGGGTCAGGGACGATAAACATATCCCGTTCCGGTACGGTGTCGAAAATGACGTGATCCGTCTTGTTTTCGACGACTGGTTTTCTCCTAATGAGGAGTATTTCCTTATCATCAATAAGGAAATCCGGAACATCATCGGACAGCCGCTCCTGCATACGGTGCGGCGCCGGATCGTTTTCAAGTCCGATGTCGTAAACAAGATCCGTATTGTCAGTCCGCATATGTACGAGAAAATCGATACACTTTCTTTCGTCCTGGAAGACAGTGAAGATCCGCCGTTTGGCCGGTACTATGTGGAAATTGCGCCGGAGAACCGGTTCTATACGACGGTCTGCCGGACTAACGTAACAGACCTGTCATTTTCCGTATCTTTGCCCGACCTGAAACCGGGACAGTATTATATCCGCGTCCGGGCACAGCAGGGCGACGCATACGGTCCCTGGTCTCCTATTGCGACATTCATTTATAAGGAAGAACCGGAACCGGAATTTCCCATCGAGCCTTTAGGCGGCGATAAGGAAATGCCGGGTGCTTTTGATGACCTGTATAACGCAAAGACCGAGATCCTCTCCGACAATATTCTGGAAGAGGAAGATGCGGCTGCCGCAGCCGAAATCGAAGTCGAACAGGATCTGGAAGTACTGTCTTATCCGGAAAATGGCGTTACGCCGCAGAACCGGCAGCTCGTATTTGAATTTGACCGGGAACTGGATCCGGATTTAATTGAGTCCGTAATCGTGATACGAAAGGATTTTTGACGATGGAAATATTGAAAGACGTAACCTATGAGGTCATCGACAATATCCTGATCGTTACCTTGCCGGAAGACATTAAGGATAATTCCCAGTACGAAGTTCGCATTAAAGGGCTTCAGTCCAGGGACGGACGGTCTCGGCTTGATTCTTTCCAATACCGAATCACGACTGCGTTAACGCCGTCTTATTGTGATGTATCCGATGTAGCCGTGCTTCAGGATACGTTTGGCATTTCCGAAAATACGATCCTTTACTATATCCGGGAAGCATCCAAATATGCGGATTACGTCGTGGAAAATACGGCGACGGTCGGCACTACTTCTGTCGTTACGGAAGTTACGCTGCCGATTAAGAATTTCGTCATCACAAAAGTCATGTTGGACTGTCTTCTGAACGCGTTCATCAATAAGGCGGCCGGTGCCGGGATCAAAGGAACGCTGGGCAAGATCTCCTTTGAGAATACGGAAAAGTATGCGTCCAATATCGACGATTTGCTCGACTTCCTGAAGGCACAGCTCAAGATGTGGCTCGATGCTTTGAAAGGGCATCATCTGGAAGGCCGCGCAGCGCCTGTCTGGGCTAAGAAAGGTTACAAGACGCAGAATCCGACTACGTTCGAGCAGCTTATCAACGATATCAACCGGGAACCGCCTACGCCGGTATAAGGGTGATATAACATGCGTTACTTCGACGAAAACATTCTTGCCCTTATCAATATGCTGGAATACGATATGTACGTTATCCAGCCTGATGCCCGGATTGATTGCGTATGCAAGAATTATGACACCAGGCAGGGTAATCCGCGTTGTCCGCGTTGCCTGGGAACGGGACAGAAAATTAAGATCCGGAAGATTCGCGGCGTACGTCAGCCTGACAATATCTCATACGATTCGATGAGTATCACGTCAGAAAAAGGCTGGTACTTTTTCAAGAACGACTATAAGATCAATCGCGGTGATCTTTTGATCTGGAACAACGAAGTAGAAGAAGTCGTCAAGGTAGACCGTTACTGTTCCGACAGCAACATGCCCGTATATTATTATTGTGAAGTGGTCCGGAAGAAAGCGGATGTACGTCCGCTTCTCGTAAACTTTTACCGGGCGATCCGGGGGAAACGATGACAGACGACACCATTTTATTGATCGGACTGGACAACACAAAAGTTAATACGGACCGCGTCTACGAAACAGACCGGTATACCCAGCTTCTTGACGTTTACGGTGAAGATACCATCTTTGCCGAACCGTTCCGGATTCTTCAGGACCAATTCGACGCACAGCATATCTTGGTCATGAATCTGGATTCCTGGGACGATATCCGGAATTCCGATGAGATTTTCCGGCAGTATGATTTTTCCTATATCGTACCGCTGGGTCTGCGATTAACCGACAGTTACGACAACGTCTTTGAGGATAAACGGTATTACTATGTTCAGTATCTCGTCTGGATGACGGAATATGCTGCTTCCACGGTAATCGTGACCGGGCTGCACAGCAGCAATTTCAATACGCTGACGGAATACCTGATTTATGAACACAGGCAGATAGATACGGTAGCTCCGTATCTGATGAACCTGCGGCGCAATAATCTGATTTACGTATCTAACGGGCTGAAAAAATATAAAGACGCAAACGTGGTTCTGGCCGGCATGCTGTTAAACGATATATCCGAATATCCGCTTCAGGATTTCATCGGAGAAGCTTATTGGGATATGGATTACAGCGATGTCGACTTCAACCTCGTATGGTTCCGCAACAACTACCTGCGTCCTACAACGGTAGAGAATCTGAAGAATTTCGCCGATGTCAGCATTATCAAAAGCGTACTCGTAG